TAAGCTCCTCTTTACTAAGCTCTTTTAACTCGTCTAGTATATAGTCTTTCCTTGAGCGGTTAAGTCTTGAAGGGGCTTGTACCACGTATAATACCCCGGAATCATTTTTCTGATTCATAGGTCATGATCACGATTTGATGTACCACAATAAAAACTGATATAATCCCTAGGATCAAGAGGTGAATATTGAATGGCTTATCGTACCACTCAAATATTGACACTATTGACATTAGCCCTAGTACGGTAGCCGCGATCATCCTTAGCGAGAAGATGGTAATGCTCTTTATGGCCCGGAATATCTTCCAGAACCATGCTTGGTTTCTCTTTATCATATGTTGTTGATTTAAATTACTTGATGTGAAAAGGTCTCATATCCTCACGGACGGAGACCTGCGTTGCACTTTAGTGAAATAATTGATTGAATAGCATCCGCTAGGGATGAAGCGTGCTCCCTGCCGGGCTTGAACCGGCGACCCTAACATTATGAGTGTTGCGCTCTAACCAACTGAGCTAAGGGAGCGTTTGCCGGGGAATCCCACCCCGGCACAGTTTAAGTAATAACGAATATTCTTTCCTGCCTCACGGCGGTATTGTAAGGTCTTGGTAGCTTTATTACACATAAACATGTCAAACAGTGCAAATGGTTTCGTCCCGCCTCCGGTCTCGCTCCGGAACCTGCGAGTCTTTGACTCTCTTGGCGGGAATAGTTGCGGTCTTGGCTAAATTGCCTATCTTTAGGCCGTTAAACAAAAAAACTATATGGAATTAAAAGATTTTATTAAGGAAACGTTACTACAGATCGCTAGTGGCGCAAGACTTGCGGATGATGAATATCGAAAACTTGGAAATGGTGGAGTAAATCCTGAAGGAAAATTCCATTTAGAGGGTATTCCACACATCCTATGCCCGGGAGTAAATGATAAACATGATATCTCTAAGCCTGTCGTATCCGTTCAATTCAAGTTGAATGTCCAGATTGAGGAAAAGACCCAAATAGAAGGGAAGATCGGTGGCATATTAAACGTTATTTCCGCTTCTTTCGGAGGATCAAAGGAAGATACAAACAAATCCGTTCAAGAGATTTCTTTTTCCATTCCCGTAGCCTTGCCGTCACGCTCTTCGGCTTCGGGCAGATAAAATCGTAAATCCTTTGGGCCGAGTTGATAATGTCTTCCGATTTTGCCATGTTAAAAGGGTCTCGGATGTATTCTAAACAGTACATCCGAATCTCCTTATCTGTTTTTGGATAGTAGTCCATATTTTTTATATAATTGCCATTGAATGGATTAGAGACACCATGGATTATTTATTGAGCAAAGGAACTCCCTGATCTTCTCGGAGGCTATGGTAGCTTCTACCTTTGAGGGGAAGAGGTTACCCGCTTCCTTGAGCAGCTTGATACCTGTCTTGCCCGGCCCTCGATTGTTGAAAATGCCCGATACCAGCTCCGGAAGGAAATCTCCTTCCCTTAGATACCATAGGTCGGTGTTTTGGATGGAGGAGTTACCAGTCTTCCCTTTATCACCTGTCATTATCCAATCGTAAACGGCCTTATGATTTGGATAGGAACGGTTTACGCAATCGCAACGTATCATGTAATCCTCATGATTTCGATTCTCCTTTAGCCAATCGAAAAGTTCCTCCATTTTCCCTACCGGTTCTTGCCCGATGAGGGCAAGAATGTCTCTCTTGATCTTAATATCTTCCATGTCATTCTTTTTTTTAGTTCGTTCCCGGAAGCCGATTCGATCAGCGGCTCTCGCCTCCAGTCCGGGATATATTTTCAGAGGATAGGGTTTACCAATGCTGGATCATAACACCCCAAGGGAAATCCTCTATAATACATTACATGTATACATTATTAATTATATGTATAAATCCAATACCGGAACCGATTAAACTACATCGGGAGCAAGGACTATCGCCCTTTCCTGTATTTTCACCTTACGCTTATCCCGTTTATATCTCGTATACCTTTTGATAGCCATAAGGATTTTTTCTCAATAAGTCAAAGAACTCTTTTTTTAGTAGCCCCACCGGTAATCGAAACCGGAACCTTCTTCTTAGGAGAGGAGCGCTCTATCCGTTGAGCTATGGGGCCGAGGATTTATCTTTTTCTCTTTTTATCCTCTTTGCTTGACATCCATCGGATGTAAATCTCATCAGTCCGACTTAGTTCTTTCAGCCTTACTGTTGGATATTCAATCTTACCGGGACGGCATATTGGGCTTATTGCTCCCATTTTTCTCCATCTTAATACATTGGCTTTACCATAAAGAACTTCTGCTTTCCTTTGGGAAATGTAAGCTGGATCATCTTTATCCTCTTTGGCGAAGGTGTTTATCTTCGCCGCTAAGTCACGAATGAAGTCGCTATAGGACACGGATCTATCAGGAAATGTTATCTCGGCTATCATGATGGATTACTTTTAATTTCTACACCTCTATACCTTTCCCTCGCAATCTTCCTTATCAAGAAGGAGTTGTCGGAGTTCGTGATGCCTTTTAGGGCGTGCCTTATACATGGTTCGGACAGCCCCGTGTCCTTGGCTAGCTTTCTTATTGTCCCATACGGGACTACAATTTCATTGAATCTCATGCTTATTATATCTTAAATGTTTATATTTGCATACTAACCCGAAATGTTTCGGATTGAAAACGTGTTTTGTTCTTAACACGATGTAAAAGTAAGTCTAATTGGATTAACAACAAAATAAAATAACACAATTCTAGTCTGTATAGACTATGTTATAAAACATAAAAATATGGAAGATTCAGTAAAACAAAGACTTAGGGGTTTCTTGAAAGAGCAAAACATGTCTATTAATCAAATAAGTTTGAATGCAAATTATCCTCAATCAACCTTGAATAAGCAAATTAACAAAGAGACTTCGATGTCGTTGTCTACTCTGTTAGTCTTATTAGACTTGTTTTCAGAATTATCGGCAGAATGGCTTTTACGAGGCGAAGGTAGTATGTTAAAGACTGTAACTTCAAATGATACGTCAGCCTCTTCGGATGATAAAGTAAAAGATGTCGCTTATTGGAAACACGTGGCTCTTTCCATGAGTGAGGAGGTGACAGAGAAGAAAGATCGTATTAAAGAATTGGAAAGAGAACTTCAGCGATTAGGTGATGAGTTGGATCAACGTTTATTAAAGGAGGAGAGAAGGGGAGCATCCGGCAACGCTTCCAAGACTGCCTAGGTAAAAGACATAGATCATGTTGTATAACATCTAAAAGACCGTATCATATAGGATCGTTTTCGTGTTATAATAAGACAATTCATCATATTAGTCTAATGAAACAAAAAACAAGTTCTTTGTCGGATCTAATCCACCCGATAGAGGTATCCGCTGATGAGCAGGAAGAAGTTAAGGTTTATCCTTATGGAAAGTTGGTTCCATATCGAAGGGTAGGGAATAAGGTGTATGTGCGTTATATAAGAATATAGCACATAGTTTTTTTGAAAGAGGCCGTTAATGCGGTCTTTTTTTATGCTTATATATTATATGTACGCGCACGAGGAAACATATGGATTTTTTAGTATATTGCGAAGCGTTTGAAAATGACGGTATGTGCTGTGGTTGATTTTAACTGTTCCAATGACTTACTTTTAAGCTTTTCGGCAGTTATTGAAGTGTCAAAAATTAAACCTAAATGTTTGTATATTGTTTTACCTTTTTTGCTAAACATCTGATAATCATATATAGAATTACTGCGGCGCAAGCGGCTCTAGAAGACTAATCAAGGGGTTGATTTTTAATAGTTTAAGCACACGGTAGACAGGAGGGTGGATTGAGTGATCAATCTACCCTCTATTTTTTTATAGTCATATGGTATAATCTTATATATCAGGATATTGAAGTGGAGGGGAAGGCAACAAAACGACTAGTTTAATCGTTCGTTTTAATTAGTCGTTTGCAAATATCGCAAAAAATATTTACTTATGAAAGTCAAAAAGACTTTAGAATATAATTTTGATGCGGTTTTTGGGGTATTTTACTAAACCTATATGTTCCCTATAAAATAATCGATATAAACGACTAATTAAAACGAACGATTAATTCATTCGTTTTTTATGGCTAAACCCTCTTTTTGCATAAATATAATGAGAACGGATATATATGAAAACGACATTAGGCATAGAGTTCGAGCCTTTTTTTCCTCAGATAAGTCATCGTGCCAAGATCGGCTGCGCAAAGTATGATTTGTCCACTGGGGAAGGAGTGGCGATGGAACAATGGTATCTGAATATGGGTGAAGTTCCGGGAACTCCATTGAGCCAGATAGTAGGCATATATTCCAATGTCAAGCCAGAAGACCGTGAATG